CAGTTTCTACGGTGTGTGAGTTCGCAGGCAAGATACTTGCGGATGCTATAATTGTGGGTCAAAGCAAGGACGGTACGACAAAGATGATGACCACTATTGAGGATGTAGCGGACATTGTGTGGTATCTCGAGACTGCAAAACATTCGCTGTTATCTGGCGGACTTGAAGAGTCGGATGAACAGCAGTAATTCTAATTGCGGGGGCAAGAGGATGATTTCTAATTTAAAACTGCACGAGCACAAATTTACTTGTGATGTAGACAAGGACTTCGACACAATAAACTGGAGTCCGATAGACTTTGGCGTTCAAGAAGAACCGTACAGAGGATGGTACAAATTAAATACGAACGAAGAGTCTTACCATGCGAAGCGAGGGGAAAGTTTGAATGGGAAGATAGTTAGGGCTGAAGTGGAGAGAAGCCCTGCAATAGGTAAAATTCAAAGGGGCAGACCGCTCAAGGGGCAAAAGAAAACAAATGGAATTCAAGTACAAAACCAAACCGTATGAGCACCAGCGCATCGCGCTCGAGCGTTCATACAACAAAGTTAACTACGGCTATTTTATGGAGATGGGTTGTGGAAAGTCTAAAGTTCTCATCGACAACATGGCGTGGCTATATGAACAAAAGAAGATTGACACAGCCGTCATCGTTGCACCCAAAGGTGTGTACCGTAACTGGCAGATATCTGAAATACCTGCTCATCTACGAGAGGACATTGAACACGAGGTATATGTTTGGAATCCGAACCCAAACAAGAATCAAAAGAAGCACCTCGAGGAAGGTGTTACGGAGCGTAAAAAGCTCCGCATTCTCCTCATCAATGTCGAAGGTTTTGCAACAACCAAAGTACGAAAGTACATGGAGATGTTCGTTCGCGGATCGTCGTTTCTACTTGCGGTTGATGAGTCAACGACTATTAAAAACCCAAAAGCCAAGAGGACTAAAGCTCTGGTTGCAATTGGTAAAAGTGCATCGTTTCGCCGTATACTCACTGGATCGCCCGTTACAAAATCACCGATGGATTTATACTCGCAATGCGGATTTATGGATACCGAACTCTTGGGACATGACTCCTACTATTCGTTTCAAGGAAGGTACGCCATCGTCAGAACTCAACGGATGGGCAGCCACAGCTTTCAGCAAATCGTGGGATACAGAAATCTTGACGAACTTTCTACCAAACTGGATAGTTTCTCGTATCGCGTAACGAAAGAAGAAGCACTCGATCTCCCAGCGAAGGTGTACACCATACGCCATGTCAGCCTGACGGACGAACAGATCAAGCACTACATGTCATTGAAGAACGCAGCTATTGCTTTGCTAGAGGATGGTGAGATGGTAACTGCTCCGTCAGTTATGACGCAACTGCTCCGTCTACAACAGGTGTTGTGTGGTCATGTGATGAGTGATGATAAGGAACTGGTAGAATTCAAAACCAATCGTATCACTGCACTGATGGAGACCATCGAGGAGATGTCCGACAAGGTAATCATATGGTCGAGGTTCAGGTACGATATAAGAAACATCGAAGCTGCACTGTCCAAGGTTCACGGTTCGAGCTCCACTGTCAGTTATTTTGGGGACACCTCTGATGAGGACAGGCAGAAAGCGATTCAGGATTTCCAGTTTGGAGATGCGAGATTTTTTGTAGCTAACCCTCAGACCGCAGGCTATGGCTTGACGCTGACCGCAGCGACTAACGTGATCTACTATGCAAACGACTTCAACCTCGAGACCCGGGTACAGTCAGAGGACCGATGTCATCGTATCGGGCAGAACCACAGCGTTACCTATGTAGATTTTGTATCGAAGGGTACAGTGGATGAGCACATAGTTAAATCTCTTCGGGCTAAGATTGATCTGTCAGCAAAGACGCTGGGCGAAGAAGCGCGGCAGTGGCTCGAGCTATCACCGAAGAGGGGTGGGTGATGGCTAACCGCAGGAAGAAAGTGGGTGATGGCCCTGATACAAACATAGCTATTGGCAAAAGATCAGAGTTGATTGCTGCTAGTTATTTCATATCGAAGGGCTGTCACGTTTACTATCAGGTAATGGAGCAAGGCCCTGTTGATCTGGTCGTACTAGATAAGTCAGGCGAGTGGCATTACTTCGATGTCAAGACTGTATCGAGAAGAAAGGACGAGTCGATAATATCTCGAACACTGACTGATCTTCAGAGACAGATAGGGGTGCAACTGGTTTATGTAGATCTCGAAACAGGTGAGGTGCACAAGTACCCACATCAATTCTCGAGGGTTACCCCGCCTCAATTTTCTGAGCGAAACGCTGGGAACCGCAGGTTTAGTGGGGAAATACCTGCGAAACTAGATGAAGTTATAAAAAATAGTTGACGATTTATACGTTCTATATGATAAGAGTTATGAAGGAGTAAGCTATGGCTAAAAGTAAATCTAATAAAGTTTGGAAAACAGTGGCTATTGATAAGACTGTTTATGAAGCTTTGAAACAGATGGCAGAACAAGAAGATAGAAGTGTTAGCGGACAGCTTGCACATCTGGTCAAGGTAGCTAGAAAAGAAGCTGCTTGACAACTGAAGGTGGTGCGTCGTATCACCTTCATCCAACCCGAAGGGGTTAAACTTTAACGAAGGAGTAGAAAGATGGGCGATATATTCTCGCTAATAGATGAGGAAGTCGATGCCAATAAGTTCGACAAGGTAAGCGGAGAGAAGGGCAGTGCGCTGTCTACTCTCATCCGTGAGTCTATGAAGATCGATGAAGACATTGCAACAACAGAGCAGTATCTGAAGGATCTTAAATTCAAAAAAAGAAAAGTAAACGAAGAGGACATTCCCGCTCTTATGCAAGAGATGGGCATGGACAGTATTACCGTGGATGGTAATAAGGTTGCCTTACGTCAGTTTGTTCATGCTCGAATAGCGGAAGACAAACGAGACGAAGCTTTCCAGTGGCTACGTTCCATTGGTGAGGGAGACTTAATTAAACATGATGTAACTGTTTCATTCAAAGCTGGACAGGACAATGTTGCTGGATCCGTAGTCGCGGATCTCGAGGAGCAGGGTTTGGATCCAGCCCAGAAGACGCATGTACACCCACAAACTTTGAAGGCTTGGGTGAAGGGGCGTATTGAATCAGGAAAAGAGATCGACTTTGACACGTTCGGTGTTTTTGTCGGAACCGAAGCCAAGATATCGAGGAGTTAGAGATGGCTGATACAGCAGTAGTAGAAGCAAAGACCACAGCAGTGGCAAATATCATGGACGATCTGTTCGCAAGCGCAGGTCAGGGCATGGAAACAATTGGTGCAGACGATATGCAGATTCCGTTCTTACGAATTTTGCAGCCCCTGTCACCACAACTTCTGAAGACAGATCCCAAGTTCATAAAGGGTGCGTCGGCAGGAGATATTTTCAACACAGTAACTGGTCAGTATTGGGAAGCAGACACTGGCCTTACAGTGCTGATGTGTGCGTACACTACAAAGTACTTGGAGTTCCAGCTTCGAGAAGCTGGTGGTGGATTCATGGGTGAGTTAAGCGCCGATGATCCAGACATCCGCAAGACTGAGAGGAATGGTTCGGCTGAGATGCTACCTTCAGGTAACGAGCTTGTTCGATCCGCTCAGTTCTTGGTCTTGGGAGTTGACTCTAGTGGCGTCACCACGCAAATGATCTGTGACATGAAGAAGACACAGATGAAAGTTGCGAAGCAGTGGAACACTCGTCGTGCGGGGCTGAAGATCATGCACCCGGAAAAGGGCTTGTTCAATCCACCTATGTGGTCGGTGCCTTGGAAGTTAACCTCGACTCAGGAGTCCAACGACAAAGGTTCGTGGTTCAACTACTCTGTAGCTCAACTTGAGATGAGTGATGTACCGCAAGCTGCAATCATGGAAGCCCGTGATCTATACAACTCATTCAAGGCTGGTGAGATTAAGACGGGGACTGGCGAAGATAAACGGAGTGAAACAGAAGGAGCAGACGTACCGTTTTAAACCTCTTGGGGTGGTGTTCTCCCTTACGCCACCCCAAACCAACTAGGGGCAAACCATGACCTATTTTAAAAGGTTCATGGCTGCGTTTGAAGGATTCAGCGGAGCACATGGACAGACACAAATATCGAATGAAAGAAGGGCTGGCAAACAGAAAGCTAAGTCATTCATCGTTCGCAAACCACTAACGGAAGAGCTAATTCAGGAGCATTTAAAAGGCACCAATGGTGTTGGCTCTATTCCGATTAACGAAGACAATAACTGTAAGTTCGGTGCACTAGACATCGATCAGTATCCACTGGATCTGGTGGCACTGGATAAGAAGCTTCAGAAAATGAAGGTTCCTTGTGTGGTGTGCCGTTCAAAGTCTGGTGGTGCACATATATTCTTTTTCTTCCAAGACTACATAAATGCAGGAGAGTTCCGTGATAAAGCTTCAGAAATTTCTGCCGTACTTGGGTACGGCGGCTGTGAAATTTTCCCAAAGCAAGAACAAATTCTTGTCGAACGTGGCGATGTGGGGAACTTTATTAACCTGCCGTACTTTGATGAGGAACAAACTCTCCGCTTCGCGATTAAGGAAGACGGAGAGCCAGCGTCATTAAAAGAATTTCTTGAACTTGTAGATCGGAGGAGTGTGGATCCAAATGTTTTTGTTGGTTTGACATTTGGTAAGCATGTGGACGAGTTCAAGGATTGGGCCCCCTGTCTGGGCTGTATGTTCGGACAGGGGATTCCCGAAGGCACACGCAATACAGTTATGTTTGCAGCAGCCGTGGGCTGTAAGAAAGAGCAGCCAGATAACTGGAAGGCTAGACTCGAAGAAATCAACAGTAAGTATTGCACTCCTTCCCTGCCAGCTTCAGAGATCGTAACGATTCAGAGCCAGCATGAGAAGAAGGAGTATGGATTCCCGTGTGATCAGGAGCCACTTAAAAGTTTTTGCAACAAGACACTTTGCAAAACAAAGAAGTTTGGTATCGGCAGTCATGTATCGAACATGGATGTGTCGGGGTTGTGTGTTGTTAAGTCAGAGCCGCCTGTGTGGTTTTGTGATGTAGCTGGGCAACGTGTCGAGCTAACGACTGATGACTTGCAGACACCACAGAGATTTCAAAAAGCCTGCATGGAACAGATCCGCAAGATGCCACCGCTGATGAAGATGGATGCGTGGCAACAGATAGTTTCTATGATGATGGAAGACATGAGCGAGATCGAGGTTCCAGAAGAGCTAACATACAAGGGTCAGTTCATGGATCTACTTGAAGGATTTTGTGATGGCAGGGTGCAGGCTCAGTCAGCAGAAGAGATCACTCTTGGTAAGCCGTTCACTGATGAAGACAACATGACGTACTTTAAGATAGAGGCACTGATAAAGTTTCTTCGGAACAACAAGTTCGAGACATACAGTCGTGGACAGATACAAGAGCGTTTGAAGGAGCTTAACTCTGGTAACCCAGCAAACGGAAAGCGTAGGTTTAACACAACAAACAATGAGTCGAAACAGCTTCGTGTGTGGTGGGTTCCTGCGTTCAATAGAGAGGTCCAAGTTCCGGGTATCGAGGTCCAAGGTGATGAGGTGCCGTTCTAATGGAAACAACTATCTTCGGACCCCCGGGCACGGGCAAGACAACACGGTTGATTGAGATTGTACAACAGGAACTGGACAGTGGCACTAGACCAGAGTCTATAGCATTTGTTTCGTTCAGTCGTAAGGCGGCAGAAGAAGCTCGAGAGAGGGCCGCATCAAAGCTGAACATGGATGTAAATCAGATGATCTGGTTTCGCACACTACATAGCTTTGCGTTTCAGGTGTTGGGGCTTACTACAAAACAAGTGTTAAGTGGTAAAGACTACTCAGAGTTAGGAAAGCTGCTAGGTCTTGAGTTTAGTTCTAACTCCTCAGTGACTATGGCGGATGGACTTTTATTCTCTCCCGGGAAAAGTGGTGATGCGTACATGTCCATAATCCAGATGGCGAGGGTCAAAGGGATTAGCGTTGAGGATCAATTTAATGAGACCGCTGACCGCAGACTACACTACCAGCAGCTAAAGTTGGTAAACCAAGTTTTGAATGACTACAAAAGAAAGACAGGCAAGGTAGACTTTGTAGATATGATCGAGAACTTTATCGAGCAGGGCGAGTGTCCGCTACTCGATGTCTTGATTGTGGACGAAGCACAGGATCTTGTCCCGCTTCAGTGGCGTATGGTGCATGAAGTAATGAAGCCCAATGCCAAGCGCATATACTACGCTGGAGATGATGATCAGTGCATCTATTCTTGGATGGGTGTGAACGTAAGAGATTTCTTGGGGGCATGCGATAATAAGATAGTATTAGATAAATCATATCGTCTTCCCATATCTATACATAAAGAAGCAGATAACTTAGTTAAGCGCCTGCAAACGAGGCAAGAAAAAACTTGGTCAAGCACTAAAGAAACTGGAAGTATAGTCTGGCATCGTGATATCATGGATGTGGACATAACAACTGGTGAGTGGCTAATCCTTGCTCGTACCAATTACATCGCCAACAGAATCGCAAGTGACCTCAAAGAACAAGGGTTCCTGTACTGGCGTGAAGGTTCCGGTTGGTCCATTTCTCCAAATGTATTAACAGGTATCGAGGTATGGTTAAAACTATGCAAGGATCAGGAACTGTCTGCACAAGAGTTGAAGAAGCTGTCCACCTTATTAACGCCAACCATAATTACAAAGGCTGGCAAGAAAGTCCTCGCAAACTTAGACCCCGAACAAACTTACAGGCTAACCGATATTCAGAGCCAGTGCTCCCTGTCAGCAACGAAGGAGACACCGTGGTACGAAGTGCTTCGAGTGAGCGAGACGGAGAGAATATATATTACATCAGTACGTCGTATGGGCGAGTCTATTTTGACTGGGACCCCGAGGATCAAGATATCGACGATTCACAAAGCAAAAGGTGGCGAGGCGGATAACGTCGCTCTATTATTAGACTCATCCAGAGCATGCGCTGAAAGCCTTGATCAGGACTCCGAAGTTCGGACGTTCTACGTCGGGCTAACTCGTGCTCGTAAGTCACTACATATTATTGAATCACAATCACACTATGGATTTCCGCTATGAAAACACGAGAAGACTTTCTTAATAAAGCCGAAGAGCTAATCAACGGTCCGAGGGCCAAGGAGTATGGGCCAGCTAAGTTCAACCACGAGCGTATAGCAACCATATGGAGTGTTGTGCTCGGTAGGTGTGTAACACCAGAACAGGTGGTCGCTTGCATGATTGGATTGAAACTGGCTAGATTAGCCGAGGACATGTCTAAGGATGACTCGTGGGTAGATATCATAGGTTATGCTGCACTTGGAGGAGAGATTATAAATGACTGCGATGATAGCTGATGGCTTTGATAATGCTATAATAGGTATAGCTGAAAGATGCGGGGACGATAAAGTCTTGGCATATGATGCTGCGAAATGTATTGAGATCCTTGTAGAAGAACACGACATGACCCACGAGGACGCAGTGGAATACTTTTCGTTTAACGTATCCGGTGCTTATGTAGGTAAAGGAACACCTATATTTGTGTGGACACAACACCCCATAGATGCTTTGGAGCGAGTAAACGATGGATAAGCAAATGAACCTTCTTGATATGGATGTCAAAGAAGCAGCCCTTGGATTCGGTGATGACGAGTGGGAGCCACCGTCATCCTTTCCTGATCTTACAGGTTATGATCGTATCGCTATCGACTTGGAGACAAGAGACCCAAACCTAACAAAGCTGGGACCGGGGTGGTGCAGGAATGATGGCTATGTCATAGGCTACGCCGTAGCTGCTGGTGACTTTGTTGGCTACTATCCAATACGACATGAGAAGGGCAACCTGCCAGAGAAAGCTGTAGTCAACTGGTTAAAGAAACAGATGGCTACACCCAACATAGAAAAGGTTATGCATAACGCTATGTATGATCTGGGATGGATGCGATGGGCAGGGATCGAGGTTCAAGGTCCGATAATCGATACCATGATAGCCGCGCCGCTGCTTAACGAGAACCGTAGGTTTTACAATCTTAACTCGCTGACAGGTGAATATCTTGGCGAATACAAGAATGAGAAGATGCTACGGGCTGCGGCTGCAATGTATCATGTGGATCCGAAAAGCGACATGTGGATGTTGCCGTCAAAGTTTGTGGGCAGCTACGCCGAACAGGATGCTGCGGTGACACTACGGCTATGGGATAGACTGCGTGTGGACATCAAGCAGGATGAAGTCACAAGCATATTCGAGTTGGAATCCAGTCTGTTGCCAGTGCTTCTTGAGATGAAAACTAAAGGTGTGCGTGTTGATATCGATAGAGCAGAGCAGATCCAGATCGAACTTGGTAAGCGAGAGAAGGAACTGTTAAAAGAAATAAGGTCCGATACCGGGGTCGCGGTGGAGCCATGGTCTGCTGCATCGGTGGCAAAGGCGTTCGATGCCCTTGGGCTTAAATACCATAGGACAGAAAATACGGATGCTCCCTCCTTTACAAAACAGTTTCTTAATAATCACACGCATCCAATTGCACAGAAGATTGTGAAGTTGCGTGAATTTAACAAGGCAAATACTACCTTTGTTGAGACAATCCTTGAACATTCGTGTAATGGTCGCATTCATTGTGACTTTAATCCTCTGCGTTCTGATGAGGGTGGCACGGTGACTGGTAGATTTTCATCGAGTCATCCTAATCTACAGCAAATACCTGCAAGAGATCCAGAGATAAAGTCTATGATCCGTGGTCTGTTCCTGCCAGAAGAAGGCATGAAGTGGGGCAGCTTTGACTATGCTTCTCAAGAGCCTCGATGGTTAGCGCATTACTGCGCTCAACTGACCGGAGTAAATCGTCACCCTCAAATTGATACTGTAGTTGAAATGTATAAAGAGGGCAACGCTGACTTCCACCAGATGGTAGCAGACCTTGCTGACATAACCCGTAAGGAGGCTAAGACTGTAAACCTCGGAATCATGTACGGTATGGGGCGCAAGAAGCTGGCTGGTGTGATGGACATCGAGGAAGAAGAAGCCAAGACCTTGCTTGAAAAGTACCATGAGAGGGTGCCTTTTGTGAAAGGTATTGCAGATCTAGCAGCCGGGACAGCAGCTACCAACGGTGCTATCAGAACATGGCTTGGTCGCAAGTGCAGGTTTGATATGTGGGAGCCTAAGTCTTTCGGCTACAACAAAGCTATGAAGCTCGAGGAAGCTGCCAAGGAGTATGGTGGTAAGGGCATGATACGTCGTGCTTTTACATACAA